AGGACTCGGACGTGATCTGGGTCACCCACTACAGCCAGCTGGTCTGCCGGAACCCCTATCGCATGGGGAGCCTGCAGGACCTGGCGGCGTGAGGAGGGTGAGCCATGGCCCTGACTGACGCACAGAAAGCCGAACTCAACCGGATGTGCCCGGCCGCGAAAGACGCGGCTCTGGGCACCGCCATCGGAGCACTCGAGGCGGGCATCGTCGCCGCAGAACTCGACGGTACCACCCTGGAAGTGGGTGGCAGCCCGAGCAAGGTGCGCATCAAGGACGGGGGCGTATCGAGCGCGAAGCTTGCCTCCACTCTGCAGGCGCTGGTGCTGGGTGCCGCCGCGGGCTACAAGCTCGCACGCGGCCAGGCGGACGTCACCGGGACGGCCGATCTCAACACCGGACTGGCGACCGTCGTGGCCGCGGTGGCCACGCTCGACGACGACATCTCCCTCGCCGCCATGTGGGTCAGCGCCCACCTGTCGGCGACCGCAGGTCACATTGACCTGAACGTCTTCAAACCGACGGCTGTTGATGACTGCACGCCCGTCGCGGCCACCGCGGCGGCCAAGGTCAACTGGCTCGCCATCGGCACGTAACGGACTCGGGGCCGGTCATCGTGGCCGGCCCCACCTCAATCATGGAGAAAGTGATGCGACAGGAAGCTATGACCCCGCTTGCTGAGGGCGAGGGCGATGTGAAGGAAGCTGCGGCGACCTCGATACCGGAGAGTCCGGCGCCGGCGGCGACTGCAGTAGTGGCCGGTCCGAAGCGCGTAGGCAAGCTTACCGCGATGCTGGCGCTGGAGGAGCCGGCCCGCACGGAGGCGCTGGAGAAGGCCGCCACTGCGGGCCTGACCGTCTACCTGCGCAGCAGGACAGGCAGTGAAGTGCGCTGGCGCTACGGCGACCACGTTCTGGTGGTACCGGAGACGCCCAAGCCCTTCGCGGCCGCGCACGCGATTCACCTGCTCTTCTACGCCTCGGACAAGATCGAGGAGGTCGAGGGCTAGTCCATGGCGCTCGATGCCACGATCGCCGGCGCGGCCAGCAACTCCTACCTCTCGCTCGTGGAGGCCCAAGCCTACTTCGCGGCACGTCTGCGGAGCGACGCCTGGGGTGCCGCGAGCGATGGGGACAAGGAGAAGGCGCTGCTGACCGCGTGCCGGCGGATCGAGGCCCACCGGCTGCAGGTGCACCGGCGGCCTTACGGCTTCCCGTATGACCTACCCAATGCCCTCGACCGACCCGCGGACCCGCTGGCACCCGCAGATCCCGATCAGGCGCTGTCCTTTCCGCGACAGCGCGATCTGAACCGAAACGGCGCCTTCGCTATACCTGACCAGGTGAAGCAGGCGCAGTGCGAAGAGGCGCTGGCCCTGTTGGCGAGCGGATCGGAGCAGGAGCGCCGCCGCGGGCTGCAGGCCGCGGGAGTAAAGAGCTTCAGCGTGGACGGACTGAGCGAGAGCTATGAGACGGGCGCCGCGCGTCAGATGCTGATCAGCGCGGAGGCGCGGGTTCTGCTTGCTCCCTTCATCGACCGGGGCGGCGTTATCGCCACCTCCGACTCGCCGGATGGTGAGTGGTCTCCGGGGAGCTCGCGGTGATCGGAAGCTACCTCGCTCAGAGCATCTGGCGCAAGTCGCGCTCTGGTGTCGATGGCTACGGGCAGCCGACCTTCGGAGCCGCGGTGCAGACCAAGGGTCGCTGGTTGGAGAAGCGGCGGCTGGTACGCAACGCGAACGGCGAGCAGGTGATCTCGGAAGTGTCGGTGACGCTCGCGGCTGATGGAGCAGTCGCGGTTGGCGATCAGTTGTCACTCGATGGTTCGACATACCTGACCGTGATCGCGGTCTCTGCGGATCGCGATCTGGCGGGTGGACTGGTGTTGAAGCGGGCCTACCTATAGGCCAGCCCGCCTGGGGCGGGCAAGAGAGGAAGACGAGAGATGCTGTGGTTCATGAAGTTGATGGGGTGGGCGCTGGCGTTGAGCGAGCTGCTCACCGATCTCAAGGTGGTGAAGGCGAAGGCGCCCGAGACCACGGTGGCGGACTACACCGAGGCCGCCGCCGCGATCATGGCCCAGCCGGGAGTGGACACCTGGCTGCAGCGGATCGAAGAGCGATACGGCCCGGGGAAGGCCGACGCCATCCGCACCGAGCTGCCGTTCGTGCTCTGGGGCATTGACTTCGCTACCGAGCGCTGAGTCCTGACATGCCCGTCCGCCGCGGTAAGTACGGAGTCTCGTTCACCGGGATCGAGCAGCTCACCCGGCAGCTCGCTCGCGATGGCGAGGTGTGGCAGCGCGTCCAGCAGGCCGCGGTGGACGGCATGGTCGAGAACACGGAGGACCTGCTGGGCCGCTCCATGCGCGACGCGCCGGTGGACGAGGGCACGCTGCGGGCGAGCGGCACTGCTGAGGTGTACGCGAACGGCCGCGCAGTCGCTCGCCGCGGGTTCCGCGAAGTCGCGGATCAGCCCGAGGCCCCGGAGATGGTCACGCGCCAGGTACAGGAAGGCGGTCTCGGCGACGCGGTGGTGGGTGAAGTCGGATTCAACACTCCCTATGCCCTAACCCAGCACGAGCGCCTGGACTTCAACCATCCGAAGGGCGGCAAGGCGAAGTACCTCGAGGATAATCTCACCCAACAGACTGACCGCTACCAGGATAACCTCTCCGACCATCTGCGGGAGGCGCTCAAGTAATGGGGCTGCTGATCGACCAACTGGCGGTCTACCTGGCGACCCAGGGCGAGGGAACGGTCAGCATGGATCTGTTCAAGCTCTATCGGCCCTCGTCGCCTCTGGCATGTGTGAGTCTGCACGCCACCGGTGGCTATCCGTCGGACGGCTACACCGAACGCGAGCATCCCACGGTGATGCTGTTCGCGCGTGCGGCGACACCGGATGCCGCGCTGCGGAAGGCCTACAGCCTCTACCGCAAGTTGCACGGCAAACAGAACCTCGACCTCGGCGGAGGGCTATGGGCTTTGACTATCGAGGCGGTCGCCAGTCCGGCCTATGTGGGGACTGAGCAAGCCGCGAATGCGACTGCTCACCTCGCCTCATTCAACATCGTTCTCGATCTGCGGAGCCCGTCTTCGTAGACCGAGCAGGAGATACATGAATGGCTACGATCACGGACGTGAAGCCCGCCCAGGGGAAGGTGGGCGAGAACATCACCATCATCGGAACGGGGTTTGCGGATGCCCCGACCGAGACGAAGGTCTACAAGCGCAAGCACGGCGACAGTACCTGGGATGTCGTGGACGCAGCGAACGTCACCTTCGTCTCGGCGACCGAGCTGACCGTCGCGCTGGCGGCCGGCGATTCCTGGGACGCGGGCATCCACGATATCGGCGTCTCTGACTCTGGCGAGTCCACGCCTGACGGCAGCCTGGCGCAGGCCTTGTTCTTCTACATCGCCGGCGTCAAGAACCCCAATGCGGTGATCAAGGGCGCGCCGGAGGCGCTCTACATCGACGGCCGCTACATGGGCCACGCCCACGGCGCGCTGGAGATCGAGCACGAGGTGGAGACCTCCGATATCGAGGTCAACGAGTCGCTGCTGCCGGTGCGCACCATCAAGGTGGGAGAGACCTACTCCCTCTCGCTGCCCCTGGCGGAGGTGACCCTCGAGAATCTGAAGGACGTCTGGGGGGTCTCGGCCGGCATCGAGGACCTCGGGAGCGGCCGACGTCGGCTCACCTTCGGCGGCGACTCGGCGATCACTGAGAAACCCGTCATGGTGATCCTGCCCGCGGGCAGCGGCAAGAAGTGGGCGGTGACCTTCTACCGCTGCGCCATCGTCGCTCCGGGGACGCTCTCCTGGAACCGTGACGACCAGGTGGACCTGCCCCTGCAGATCACCATCCTGGCTGACACCAGTCGCGCAGTCGGCGATCAGGTCGGGCGGGTCGAGGAGTACAGCGCATGACCGGACCGACCCCTGATGCCGTGATCATCCCCCAGGAGCGCCGTTTCCAGGTGGGCGAGCGAGAGATCGTGGTGCGCCCCCTGGTGATCGGCGACTACGAGCGGGTGGCGGCCGATCTCGGCACCATCGCCCAGCGGATCATCAAGGAGCACCCGGAGATCGAGCTCACCCGGCT